CATATTGATGGTGGAAATTACTAAATTTTAAACTATTTAGAAAGACAGAGTTTAATTACTCTGTCTTTTTTGTTTGCAATTAATTTAAAATAAGTATATGAAATCAGGAATTTACAAAATAACAAATACCATTAATAAAAAGGTTTATGTTGGACAGTCAGAAAATTTAAACACAAGATATAGTAAGCATTTGTATAGAATCAAAAGGAATGAACATCACAATGAACACCTTCAGAAGTCTTTTGATAAATATGGTGAGGATAAGTTTATTTATGAGATTTTAGAAGAGACAGAAGATTTGTCTCTCATGGATTTAAGGGAGAAGTTTTGGATTGACTATTATGGAGGAATTAACAGCGATGATACATATAATCTAAAAGACCCACTTCTCAATGAACACAATGATTATGTTAGAGGAAAGCTAAGTAAAAGTAATACTGGAGAAAATAATCCTAACTATGGAAATAGGTGGTCAGATAAACAGAGAAAGAAAATGTCTGAGTCAAGAAAGGGGAAAAATTGGGAAGAATTATATGGGAAGAAGAAAGCTGATGAAATGAAAAAAGAAGCGGCAGAAAGAAAAAAGGGGAGCACACAGTCTGATGAGACAAAAGAGAAGATAAGGGAAGCTAATATTGGAGATAAGAATCCAGCATATGGAAAAGGTAGTAGGCAGAGAGGAAAGAAAAATCCAAATTTTGGTAAAGCATCAAGTCAAAGAAGAGGTTTATTGCAATTTAGTAAAGATGGTATTTTAATTAAAGAATATGAATTTTTATCTCAAGTAAAAGAATGTGGGTTTCATATTGGAAATGTAGCTTCTGCAGCAAGGGGTGACTTAAAATCTTCTGGAGGATACATCTGGAAGTATAAATATGAAAAATAAAAACTATTTATGAATATGAAAAGAATAATTATATTATTATCAGTTATTGGGACTTTGATTCTTGCATCATGCGGAACAAGACAACATTGCGATGCATACGGAAGCGTTGAATATAAAACGGATTCTACAGAAATAAAATCATAATATTTCTTGACGACCTAAACAGGGTTTATGAGAAAAAAGAAAGCCACCTAATTTAGGTGGCTTTTTTATTTGTATATTTGTAATATGATTAAGGTTATTCACAAAAAAGATAAAGACAAATTTGACAATACAATTTACATTGGAAGAGGTTCGGTATTAGGCAATCCTTATACCAGCATACAGGGGCGTGAAACAAAAGCTGAATTCGTAGTAGATTCAAGAAAAGAAAGCATTCAGTGTTTTAAAGATTATTTGCTAAAAAAGATAGATGAAAAAGATGAAGAAGTATGTCTCATGATGAACGAGATATACACTTTATCTAAACAAGGAGAGGTTTGTCTGGTATGTTACTGTAGGCCAAAGAAAACTTGTCACGGAGATGTGATAAAAGAAATAGTGGATTCAAAAACCTCCATACAAATAAAAGATGGTCAACTTGGTTTATTTAATAAGGATTAACATCCTTTGGAATCATTATGTCGATGAATCCATTTTGTGGAACAGATAGTTTGTTTCCATCAGAGTACAATAATTGAAACTCTCCTTTGAAAGTTCCGCCTTCATTGGTATCTTCAGAGCTCCAGTTATATTGAATGGTTCCACAAGAATAAGAAACTACTTGAGCATCCTTTGCAAAAATTTTATAATCACCACATTCTCTCGTCATCGTGAAAGTGACTCCAGTAATACCAGAAAGGTTAAACGGCTCCTTTCCACCAAGGCACCCTCTGTCAATTAAGTTAAGTTGCAGCGCAGGTAGTGTGTCGTTTCTTTTTATTATGAATTCATTCTTATTTAAAGGCATATCTTAATTAATTATAGGTTCCTATTATCTCATACTCCATTGGTCTTGTGTCGCTAATTTCGTAATCAATTGAGTTTGTATCGCTAATCTCGTAGTCAAGTTGATTTGCAATATTGAAAGGTTTAATTCTAAATCTTGTTGTCAGTCTTTTATCTAAAGGTGCTTCTGGCGTATATTGTACATAAAACGCAAGGTCATAAGTTACATCAGCTGCATATAAAGTTGGGTCCAGGTCTGCATAGAAAATCCCCAAACTTTCCTCAGTAATAGGAACATTGGATTCTATAACAGTCGAACTCGGAGTATCACCGCTTCCAGCAAGATAAACAGAAGCGCTTAGAGTTGTAGGAGTTATTAGAGAATAGGTGTTCCCAGTACCCACTGTGGATACACAATAAAACTTTCTATATAATCTAAACATTCCCATATTCTCTATTAAAAACAAAAACCTTGAACGCTAAATAATAGCACCCAAGGTTTGAGTTAATATTTTACGATAAAAATTATGCTGCAAGCAGACATCTGTCTGGCTGAAGAGTAATTGTTACTGTAGATAAATCGTCAGCACCGTAATCGTAATCATCAAATGAAGCATTTGTAATCATACATCCGATTAAAGTCCATTTTTCAACTTCAACACCTGTTGGGTCAAGAGCTTTAAGGACAAGGTTTTTCTTGTATCCAATCGCATAACCCATTCTACCTGTAGCAGATTCAAAGTGTAGTCTTACCCACTCCATGATTTTTTGAGTTGTAGAGGGCCCTATCACGTCAATGAAGGAAACCTCGATGCTTGACCACACAGAACGACCAGCAACCCAAGTTGAGGTATTCATGTATTGGATTTCGGTTGAACCAATTTCAAGCGATGGCTTTCCAGACGTTTGTACTAAGAAGCTCTCAATACCAAGTTCAGTTGGGAATTCCAGCACGAATCTGTTCTTTCTTTTTGGTTCCTGTTCAATTGGAACAGGTCTAAACATATCAGCCATAATTTTATTGTATTAGTTTGTTTTTTCGTTTCTATTAATAAATAGAGTAGAAAAAAAAATTATTAATTCGATTTGAGTTTAAAAAAAATAAAACTTGTCTCTATTTATTTACATAAGGTTAGATAACCTGAAAACAAAAGCCTATTTAGGCACTTTATTAAGAATTATATAATTCGACATGGCACAAAACAGAGACGCTCGTTTATTAACGAAAAGAACCTCTGTACCTGGCAAGATTCCTATGGGAACAACTGGAAATGAACTAAACTTCATTAAATCTGGAGAGCTTGCATCAAATCTTGCAGACCATAGTTTGTGGGGATTCGATGGTACAGACGTATTTGAATATGGTTCTAATTCATTCCTGAATCAAACAGGAGGAACTATTTCTGGGGACTTAGAAGTTTCTGGAAGTATTAGTGCAAACACTTTTTTCTCAGGTTCAACAGAACTTTCTGAAATTATAGATAATCAAATAAATATTGCTTTATCTGCCGTTACGGGTTCTTATTTTGATGCATATGATTCTGTTGGTGGAACTACGTCTATTTCAAGAAAGGTGGTTGATGAAAAGGGGAATATTATTCACTATGGAGAGCATCCAGTAGTTTATTCTGATTACTATGCTGACGGAGGGTTTAAAGAGCATATGCCAATTTCTAAGGCGATTGAAGATGGTGCAACCGAGATTGATGCAATTTCTACAAATACAGAAGAATATGCAGGTGATATGAATCCAGAATTTGGAGCAAATCCACTTAAGCTTCTTTCAAGAATGTTTGACATATCTCTTCGTGAGGCAATGGAAAGAGATATTGATAACGCAAAAAACATGGCCAAAGATAAAGATGTCACTTTAAAAATATATTATGCACCAAGGCATCTTACTGATAATTCTATGTATTTTAATAAAGAGCAAATGTCTGGGTGGTGGCAAGAAGGCTATGAATATATGGAGCATAATCATGAACATAACAAAGAGTGCTGCAAGGTCATTAAACTAAAGGCAAGAAAAACAATAAGAAAGAAATAAGATAAAATTGATTTTATCATAAAAAGGGGTTATATTTTATATAACTCCTTTTTTATATGGCAGAAGACAAGAATACATCAGACAAACCCAAGAAGAAACCTTTCAAAGGAAAAAGAGCTTTGTGTATTTCTGGGGGTGGTGCAAAAGGCGCTTGGGCAGGAGGTGTAATACAACATCTCATTGAGGACCAGAACAAAGATTATGATATGTATATCGGAACTTCTACAGGAAGTCTGCTGGCCCCGCTCACATCCATCAGAGAAATAAGCGTACTCAAAGAGGCGTATACCAGTATTACCTCAGAAGACATATTCTCAATTAATCCGTTTGACAAGAATGGAAACATAAAAAAATGGAATGCATTTAAGAGAGTTATTACTCTAAAGAAAACACTTGGAGAAACTGAAAATCTTAGACTTCTAATCAAGAAACACTTCCAACAAAAACATTTTGATAGACTGTATAAGTCCGACAAGGAAGTGGTTGCAGTTGTAGCTAATCTTACAGATAAGAGACCAGAATATAAATTCTCAAATAACAATAAGTATGAAGATTTTGTAGATTGGCTATGGGCATCTTGCAATGCTCCAATATTCACAACACTTCTTGAGAAAGACGGAAATCAATATGCTGACGGAGCAATCTATGAGCAAATTCCAATTCAGGTTGCAATTGAAAACGGAGCTACAGAGATAGATGTAATCGTTTTGTCTCCAGAAGGGTTTGGGGTTGTCAAAAGAAAAAAAATAAGCAACTTGCTTCAGTATTTTTTCAGATTGATAGAAATATTGATGAGAAAAATTGCAAAAGACAACGTAGACCTTGAGAAGCTTAAGTCGCATGGAAGAGAGATAGATATAAATATTTACTACACTCCTTATAGTTTAACTGATAACTCTCTGGTATTCAAAAAAGAGGAGATGCTTAGATGGTGGCAAGAAGGTTATATTAATGCAAAGTCTGGAAATGTAAAAAAATACAAGATTACAAGGTCAAATGTTTTCAAAGAGGTGGAAGAATAATCTTTTAATTCTATTTATAGAAAACCCTTAGTATGAAGATTAGAACTGGACAAACTGTATATGAGCAAATAGTTTCACTTAACTTGAATAATGACCCTGTTTCTGGCGCAACCTTTGATACTGTAATGTACAGGAATGGTATGGCTTATACTGGCTTAACTATAACAACAATACTTGAGGACGCATCAAGAGGGGTGTTTACAACATTTTGGTCTGCATCTACCATTGGAGAATATAAATTATATGCTAAAAACAATATAACATCTACTGTGTTTATATCTGATAATGTCTCTGTTGTATCAGATAATGAGATTAATACAAATATGTACATCGGAATTTAATTTATTAGAAACTCATTTTTTACCCCTATTTATTAGAAAATAATAAGTATGGTTAATAATCAAATGTTGGAATTTGCGAAATGTGCAGCCGACCCTGTATATTACATGAACACATATGGACATGTGTTTAATGCAAAAAAAAGAATGGTTACTCGGATGGAGTGTTTTGAATATCAGAACGATTGTCTAAGAAACTTCCACGAATACCAAAATAACATAATTTTAAAGTCAAGACAAACAGGTTTATCAGTTATTACAGCTGGATATGTTGCGTGGAGACTTTTGTTCAGATACGATGAAAAGATTCTTATCATTGCCAATGATGGCGCTGGTGCGGTTCGTTTCCTTGAAACTGTAAAGCAATTCATTGAACATACTCCAATTTGGCTTAAGCCAGATGCTATTGAGCAGGATAACACAAAGAAAATCGCATTCTCAAACAATTCTTACGCAGAAGCAAAGGCATCAAGTCCGAATGCTGGTCGTGGGGATTCGCTTACAATGCTTATTCTTGATGAAACTGCCTTTATTAGAGATGATGATGCAATTTGGATGGGGGCTGGTATGGCACTTTCTGCTACTGGTGGAAAGTGTGTTATGATTTCTACACCAAATGGTACATCTGGATTATATTATAAAACCTGGAGAGAAACTGTCAATGGAGATAGTGATTTCCACGGGAAGACTGTTCACTGGATAGAGAATCCAAATAGTTCTGAAGGTCTTGAAATGAAAAAAGATTCTAATGGAAACGAAGTTCCTTGGAGCCCTTGGTATGAAGCGCAGTGTAAAAGGCTTACTTGGGATTCAGTTCAGATTGCACAAGAGCTTGACCTTTCGTTTGAAGGTTCAAAGAGGCTTGCGGTTGATGCGCAATTGGTTTCTAAGTATCACACTAAAGTTGAGAAAGATTGTACGCCTGAAGCGTGTATTAGGTTTGATTTCATGCAAAAAGAGGATTTGTCTCAATTTGTATCCGTTACTCAAGAAGATACAACGATGCAAATTTTCAAAAAACCAGAAGAAGGAGCGAGATACATACTTGCAGCCGATGTCGCCAGAGGTGATGGGCAGGATTACTCCACAATTCAGGTTCTTGATGTTGAGACATTGGAACAGGTTGCTGAGTATAGAGATAAGGTTGGGCCAGATTTATTCCCATTCGTAATCAATGCTGTAGCAAATATGTACAACATGGCTTATGTTGTAATTGAGGCCAACTCTTTTGGTCTTGGTGTTTGTTTTGACATTAGAGATAAATTCAAGTATCCAAGAAATAGATTATACTTTTCTAAAAATATAAAAGACATTCACGTAAGACATTATAGTTACAAAGTGAATGAGGGGACAGAAATTCCAGGTTTCCAAACTTCAAGAAAAAACAGAGTTCTTCTTGTTAAGGCTATTATTGAACACATGAGAGAGGGTTCGCTTATTTTGCACTCTAAAAAACTTATGATGGAATTCCAAACATTCATTATGAATGGAGATAAGCCTGAACACGAGAAAGGGGCAAATGATGATTTAATCATGGCTCTTGGTATTGCTCTATATATTAGGGATACAGAATTTGAGAACGTAACTTCATCTACCGAGATGACAAAAAGCATGCTTAACGCAATGATGCTTAACGCAAACCCTTCTGTTGGAAAAGTACTTGGAAACAAGAAGGTAGAAACACCAAAAGGAGGAGGTGGTTTATTCATTTTCAATGGAAATGGTAATACGGATGTAGGGGGCGCTGGAACTCCAGGCGCAACCGATGATGATGATTTAAGTTGGTTATTGGGATAACTATTTATTTTAAAGATTCAATTAATTATATTTTATAAAAATGAACACAAATGGCAGACGATAATAATTTCAATAGCGTTTTTGGTGGCGTAAATGATGCAATAAACAAAAATAAACGTAGAACTCCGAGGGTGGAAAATCCTGGTGTAGTTCAGAATGTTGGTAATGGATTACTCAACAAAGAAAATAACGTTGAGCACGTTCAGCAGCAGTTCCTTGATTGGCAGGTGAACAAAATTGCAAACGACCTTTATACAAGAACTATTTATTATGATACTGATAGGATTAATGCTTATCAAGATTTTAGAGCCATGGACCAATCTCCTGAGATTGCGGCAGCTCTTAATATTATGAGAGATGAGTGCTTAGATGCAGATACAGTTATACCCTTATTAAATGGAGAAAGAGTTACAATTGAAGAACTTTATAATGAAGGGCGTAAAGATTTCTATGTGTATTCACATAACCCAGACGACAATAAGGTTGAAACAGCAAAATGTGAAAGAGTTACATATAAAGGTGAGCAGGATGTTTATAAAGTAATTTTCGATGATGATTCATTTGTTATGGCAACATCTGAACATATGTGGCTTGTTAAAGGTGAAAATAAATATTTAACTACATCAGAACTATCTGAAGGACAATCAATAGAACCGTTTTATACAAGAATTTCTACCGATGAAGATAGAATCAATGGGTATGAAATGATTTTAGAAAATGGGAAATGGGAATATACTCATAGAATTGTAAAAAGAGATTTTTGGCCAGATGAAAAAGGGGTAGTTCACCATAAAGATATTTGTAAATCTAACAATGACCCAAGTAATCTTGAGGTTATGGGATGGTTTGAGCACCAAGAGCTTCATCATAAATTAAATTCAGAAAGATGGAAAAATGATAAAGTATATTCTGAAAATATGAGAAAAGTGTTTTCGGAGACAAATTCTATTGATGGACCATATTGGAGTAATGATGGGTGGAGAGATAAAAGAGTTTCTGATATGTCCAAAAGAAGAAAAGAAAAATATAAAGATTTTACTTCTGAGGAATTGAAAGAAAAATTTGGATACCCAGGAGAAAAAAACCATATGTATGGCAATGGATATAAATTAGAGGGAAGTAAAAACGGTAGATATATTGAAGAGTTTAATAGAGAATTTAGTTTAGAAGAATTACTATGTGCATATAATAAATCTTCAAATATAAACGAAGCATGTGAATTGTTGAATACAAACCCATACGTTTTAAGAAAGGCTGAGTCATATAAATCTTTAAATATACAGAGATGGGAAGATTTAGGTTTTATTGAAAATAAAATTTCTTTTGACTCATTAGATTTTGTATGTAAATCTAAATTAGGTGAACTAATACTTGAAAATAGTTTAGAAAAAATCTGTAAAGAACAGAATTGGAATTCAAGAAAAATAATAACATTTTTAAATAAAAATGGATATAAAAATTGGTCTGAATTTGTTTCTAAATTTAACTCTAAAGAAGCTATTTTAAATAAAATAAAAAAAATTATTTTAAAAGGAGGAGGTTCTAATTTATCTGAAATTTGTAGAAAAGAAGGTTTAGAAAGAAAAAAAATAGAGGGAATAATTTCAAGGTCTAAGTATAAAAATTGGTCTAATTATTTAAGTTCTATAAACCACTCAATAAAGTCTATAGAATTTGTTGGAAAAAGAAAAACTTATGATTTAGTAAATGTTGGTAAGCATCATAATTTTGCAATATTAACATCAAACGGGACAGGTGTATTTACGCATAATTGTATTACCAGAGGAGA